ACTCTCCCATCGATGCTTCTGAAGTATATTCAGCCATAAACTCTCTCATGCCAGGAATGATATCAAAGTGTTCCTTTTTAGCATAAAAGTAGAGAGGTCGGGATATTGGATATTCGTAACTCTGAATAGTCTCTAACGATATCTCAACATTTTCTATCGTTACAGGTTGAATCAGGTCACGATTTTGATCCAAGAATGAAAACCCAAAGATTCCAAATAGGTTTTCGTCTTTGTCTAATCTTTTGACAATCAATGTATCATTCTCGCCTGCTTCTTCTACATGGCCATCTTCTCTGAATGAGTGACATTTTTTCTTGCCGAGTTTTTTATAGAGTCCTGCCTCTTTACATCCCTTATTCATTACAAGAGCATCCCATGCGTCTCGAGTACCAGATGTTGGAGGAGGTGCCATGATGGCAATTTCTTGATTTGGAAGGGAGGGATCTATCTGATTCCAATGTGTGGGTTTTGGTCCATGCTCAGCCATAGCAAGGAACAGTTGTTTCTTCGTAAGGTTCCATTTTTTCAACCCTGCTTTCTGAGCGAATACGATTCCGTCATTTCCTACAATGACTTCAATAATACCTCTGACTCCGTTTGACTTGCAGAGATCAATCTCACTTTTCTTGATCGCCCTACTGGCATTTGTAAAATCAGGATGTCTGTGTCCTAAACCAGCACAGAACAATTTCATTCCACCACCTGTACCAGTTGATTCTACGATTGGGGTTTTGAACCCATTTTTCCCGTGCCTCTCAGCAACAACAGTTGTAAAAGGATATACAGTCGAACTTCCTACGATTGTAATATTCTCTCGAGCGAAAGCAGTTCCAGCCAAAATCAAAACTGCTACCATAGATAAAATTTTCTTCATAAATCTCCTAAAAGATATTAACATTATATATTATTTAGAAAACAATCGTTTGATTTGTGTTAGTATAAGATTATTTTTTTAGTTCCCACTCACGAATTTTTGCCAAGAGATTGCTTCCTTGATTTGGAAGTTTCTCTGACCTATCTGTTTTAGTACCTCCTCTATAAAATGTACTTTGATTTTCTGTTCTTGTAGTTCCAAGTCCATGCTTGACATGACCTCGTCACTATCTAGATACATATCTACTTCTGACTTGAGAATCTTGCGTAAGAATGGTTCCCATCCAAACTTATCGAGTACCTGAGGTTCAATCGTGCCTGTATAGTACTCGAATCGTATGCGTCTCATCTTCGCAAGTGCTTTAGTCATGCGTTGAAGACTCTTCTTCTCATCAAAGAAGTAGTTAAGGTATTTAGAATGTAATTGGGGAATCTTCATCGATTCACGATGATAGTCTGAGCTAAGGGCAGAGTCCTTAGACCACTGCTCTTTCAAATTGTCTATATGCATTATGTATTGCGTTTTACTTCAAAATGTGAATATGTAAATGAAACTGTCATTGGTTGATAGTCAACAGAAGGTGCCCTGAAATCAAATGTTAGAGGTTCTACTCCAGTAGGGAAGGCATCAACAAAGTTCATTGTAATATTCAGGTTTCTATGACTCGTCATTATCCCAAGTGTTATGTTAGTTTTTACACTGGTTTTCATTGGATCTCTCTGTAACAACTCAGTGTATGCTTTGGTATTTATACCTGCTACAATCTGTACCCAATCCCAGATCTCGAAATAGTTGTTCATGTCTTCGTCTACCAGGAAGGTAACTGACAAGGGTTCAAACTGAGCAGATCCAGATACTTCTTTATAGGGTACTCTTATAGGACCCGTAGGTATGACAATCTCACTCAAAGATACACCAGGAAGTGTAACTGACTGAATGTAAAAGTTCATACCAGGGAATTTACCCATATCCATGTTAAAGGATACATTAGATAAAAGATTGGGATTATCTGATGATACTGGATTTGTAACTGTAACCATATTTTATTTAGTTCCAATAAAAAAAGGCAGGACATTTCTGCCCTGCCTTAAAGTGATTACCTCTTGGTTAACTATTAGCCAAGCAGACCCTTGACTGCAACACCACGATAGTACTCATTAGTATTGGCGTTGATCGCACCAGCACCAACTGTCAGACCTTGGCTGAAAGGATTCTCTACGATTCCGTAGCGAGTCTTAAAACCGATCTTGGGTTGGAAAGTGTTCTCACCAATAGCACGAACCATCTGCAGTGGTACGTATGGGCAGTAGAAGAGACCAGCATCATAAGCACTGGAACCTTTGTACCCGACCACGAAATAGTGCATGCCGTTGTCTGATCCAGCAGTAAAGTCGCCAGCATATGGATCAACATATACTTTGAAACGACCATTGAGGACACCAGCAAAAGTATTACCTGTGTCATCAACATTAAGACTGTTCAGACTATTGAGGACTGGACCGTAATCAAGAACTCCTGCCATTTGCAGGGCACTAGCAACATCTGCTGACGTAATGACGATGTTACCTTTACCACGTCGAGTTCCCTTAGCGACGGCATTTGCCTCAACTTCGATCTGGAACATAAGTGACTTAAATCGTTCCACTGACCAACGACCATCATGATCGGAGGATGAAGCAGAAAGATCAAGAGTTCCAGCAGCAGTATTATTCACACCACCTGGCTTAGCAATAGTGTAAATCGTGCGAACGACTTCTCTATTGATCTCAGCAAGAATCTCGGTGGAGAGAATGTTTGCTAACTCAGTTTCTGCGTCAAGTCCGTGGACTGCGCGAAGGTCCTGAGCCAGTTCCATTGAATACTCACCTTTCAATGCACGAGTTTTTGCCTCGACTGAGACTCGCTCGATGCTGAAGGCCATTTCGGCGATTTGACCTGCCTGTGTACCAATACCAGTTCCGGCACTACGAGCAACACCATCTCCTGCTGCCTCACCCTCAGCAACTGAAGAACCACCACCTGTTCCGGAAAGAGCAAGAGCCAAAGGTGACCCTGATCCCTGACCGAGGATAGCAGACTGTGCTGAAGTAATAGCAGATCCATCGGAGGTGTTTCCTCCAGAATGGAAAGTGTTGGGTTCGTTGTAGAAAGTCTCATCTCCACTTTGAGAGTCATAGCGACTTCTCATTGCGAAAATCAAACCTGTTGGACCAGTCATTGGCTGAACACCACAAATGTCGTAAGCCATCAAGTTAGGCATTGCACGACGTACGAGTGAAATGAGAACGGGATCAACGAACTGAATCGCTTGGTCACCTGTGGCAGTACCAGTGCCAGTGAATCCACCCAAACCATTTGCTCCACTCATTGCGTTTGTTGGTGATGCTTCAGACAGGAACATGCTATGCTCGGCAGCAAACTGCTCACGCAAAGCATTTTCTTGGTTCTCAAGAAGGATAGCCGTAACTGCTTTCCTATAAGGATCTTTAATATCGGGCAGATCCCCATGGGTCAGCACTGGCTCCCACTTCTTTTGTAATTGTTCTGAAAGATACATTTTATCTCCTGTCAGTTAAAAACTAAGTGACAATTCGCTGTACTCTGCGAATCGCCGATGTATATCGTTCCATCTGAGGATCAACACTGATCTCACCTTGCTCTTCGTCCAATTCCTCGGTTGAACTCATTGCTTCAGTAAGTTCTTGACGTGTATCCTCAACAGAATCAGAATCACGATCTTTAAAATAGGACTCTTTGATCACGGACATTTTCTGTACGAACTGCTCATCACTCTCGTAAGTAATGGATTCTGCGAGTTCAACCATTTTGTCTTGCTCAACTGATGTTAAACCGACACATGCCTCTGCGATCGCTTCGACCTTTTTGTAATCTTTAAGTGCCTTGAGGTTGGCGATGTTGGATTGCATCTCAACATTTAATTGTTCTTCTAGACCCTCGACCTTAGCGAACAGTTCCTCAATAACATCTGTTCTTTCCTCTGGGACTTCGATGTAGTGTTCCTTGAAGAGATCACGGAGACCTGAGATAAAGTTCTCAGCAAGTTCAGCACGAATGCCTCGCTCAACTGCCAACTCATTCTCTTTCATCCACTCTTCAGAGACATAGGTAAGGTAGTCATCGATTTTC